AAAGAACAGATATAACGATCCAACTATGAATAGAAAGTTTATGATTGGTGTAGATCGTACAAGAATGAAACTGTTTGATATTGAACAACAAGCACAAAACATAATACAACCACAGGAGACCAAATATGTCGAACATACCATTAAAGACACGAAAGAAGACAGCGCCGAGGAAAAATACAAGAAGTTCCAAGACTTCCAATTCTAATTTAGATAATCTAGAATATACTATCAAAACTAGAAAGAAAAACAAAAAATATATCTTTGAAGTAGTGCAAGGTATTTGTTCTCTACACAGTAAGCCTATGGTTGTTAAAGCCTTTGAATTTAGAGAAAAAGCAAAAGAATTTGCAGATTGGCACAATAAAAATCAGGTATGGAAGGTAAATGGTGGTCTTCCCAAGTTTCTCCTTGACTAAATAGTTATTTTAGTATATACATGGGAGTAATGATGTTAAAGTTTAAAGAATACTTACGGGAATTAACAATATCGCCAGACTATCAGCAGAAAGGGACATTTAACCCTTTTTATACTGTTAAGCCTGAAGTAGAAAAAACTGTCAAAAAAGAAATCAAACCTAAAAAAGAATTAAAGTTTAAGAGTGTCGAAAAGACTAAAGGCACATCTATTAGTGATAAAGGTAAATTTCCATTTCAAATATTTGATGGTGAAAAACAATTACCATATTCAGTAAGTCTTCGAATTGCAGATGTCATAGGTCACTATGGTATGAAGACTAGAAAAAACTCTACAGCGTCATCAAATGTAAATGAATTTATGTCTTTGTATTTTGCAAAGAATCCTAAGTTCACAGATGTTGCAACATTTTTAAAAGATTTGGGTGGTAAGACTGGTGGCACAGGTATTCATATGGTTATCAAAGGTAAAGAAGAAGAAATTACTTTTGATTTTTTAAAACAAATGATAGATAAAGATGAAACACCTGAAGTAGATATAAACATAGGTTATCAAATGGCAAAGGCTGTTAGAAAAGATTTACCTAAAAAACCAATTAAATATTTTTGGACTGCTCGTGGAAAACCAAGTGGTATTCATAAAAATAATCCTAGTGACATAATTATTCAAATAGGTAAAACAGATTACATAGGTTACTCTAACAAAGCAACAACAGGTAAAGATGTTACACCTAAATTCAACACAGCAATTAACAGTTTCTATAAAAAGTTAGAAGATAAAAAGCAATATAACAATATTGTTGCTTTAATGGATAAGGCATGGAATGACGCAGCAAAAACTGTAAAAGGCAAAAATGCAAAAAAGGCCTTAAGTAAATTTAATATTTCAAAAGAAAAACCTAGCGAAACCACTAGTAAAGCAGCATTTGTAACACTAGCAAAAGAATTTAAAAAAGATAAGTTAAATTTTTATAAAGATGGTTTTTATTATGGTTATAGAAATAATTTAATTAATAACTTTGGTTCTTATTTAAAGACACCAAAAAATTTAACGTATTTCTTAAACACAGTAGGATTATATGTATATCCTGATAGTGCAGATTCCACACCGTGCCCTTATAAACTTTTAATTGGTACGGAATCAAGTGCGACTATAAAAGATGTTGCAAGCAATGAAGAATATAAAGAATTTTTATTTAACAAAACTACAAAAAATTATAGTGGTATCAAATACACATATGATGGTAAGTCACAACAATTCACTTTAAGTTTTAAATATAAATTATTAGGTATAGATGTTTCAATACCAATCACATCAAGAACAAGAGCACAAGGTGGTTGGTCTGGAAAATCACTATACATTAACACACCAGGAATAAAAACAAAATAATGGAACTATTAAACGAAGATAAGAATACACATCTAGAACATCTAGAAGATGATATAATCAATAATGGTTATGCAGGTGGTCAAAACGCAATTGCTTTTCTTCAAGAGTTAAGTAAAATGTTATCAGGTAATTCTAAAAGAAGTGTAAACGTTTCTGTAAAGTGGGATGGTGCTCCAGCTATAGTTGCTGGTCCTAGTCCTGAAAATGGTAAATTTTTTGTAGGCACAAAATCTGTGTTTAATAAAACACCAAAAATAAATTATAATATTGCAGATATAAGAAAAAATCATACAGGTGAAGTGGCAAACATTTTAAGAGAGTGTTTAACATATCTATCTGGTCTTGGTATGAAAGAAATATTACAAGGTGATTTAATGTTTACTAATAAAGGTAAAAAGAAAACAACATACAAAGACCCTTCAGGTAAAAATGAAGCAATGATATCATTTCAACCTAATACAATAGTTTACATGGTGCCAGAGAATACTCCTTTTGGTACAAAGATAGACACTAGTAAATTAGGTATAATTTTTCATACAACATATAAAGGCACAAGTTTTGAAAAACTAAAAGCAAAGTTTGGAGCAAATGTATCAAAATTAAGAAGAACACCAAAGGTATGGTTTGATGACGCTACATATAAAGATGTATCAGGTAATGCATTAATGACAATAGGTGAAAGTCAACAATTACAAAAGCAAATAAACATGGCTAATGGTTCTTTAGGTAAGTCAAAAGAAATGTTAAATAAAATGTCAACACAAACAAATACTTTATCTGTTGGTGTACAATTAAAAACATATCTAAACTCTTTTATTAGAGCAGCGACTGATTTACCTAGCACAAAAGATACAGCAAATAAGTTTAGAGAGTTTTATCAAGAAAGAACACAGAAAGAAATAGATAGTGTTAAAACTGATAAAGCAAAAGACAAGTATAAAACAATACAAGATGATGGTCTTAAATTTATTGACAACCACAAAGAAAGTGTTTACTTTGCTGTGGCAACATATAAAACATTACAGACAGCAAAAAAAGTATTGATTGATAAATTAAATTCAGCAAAAGGTATAGGTACTTTTAAAAGAACAGAAAATGGATTACAAGTAACAAACCCAGAGGGTTATGTTGCAGTTGATAAGAAAGGTAAAGCAGTAAAGCTAGTTGATAGAATGGAGTTCTCTCTACAAAACTTTACGGCTGCAAAAAACTGGGAAGGTTAATGGAACTAGAAAGATTTATTATAAGAGAAGGTTTATATGACCCAGGTATCTTCAAGGCATTTTTTCTTGCAGGTGGTCCTGGTTCTGGTAAGACTTATGTAAATAAAAAAATATTTCCTGGTCTTGGTTTAAAGAATGTTAATAGTGATGACGCTGTTGAGAGAGCATTGACAAAAGCAGATATGAGTATGGATTTTACTCAAGGCACAGATGATGAAATTAAAAAAAGAATGAAAATAAGAAAAAAAGCAAAACTTACAACAGCAAAAGGTTTAGAATTATATATTGATGGTAGATTGGGTTTAGTATTAGACGCAACAGCAAGAGACTATGATAAAACTGCTATTGCAAAAGCAGCGTTAGATAGATTAGGTTATGATACTCATATGATATTTGTAAATACAAGTTTGAGAGTTGCGATGGCAAGAAATGCAGAAAGAGAAAGAATAGTACATCCTTATATTGTTAAAAAAAGTCATGCACAAGTGCAAAAAGGTATTGGAAAATTACAAATGTTATTTGGTATGAAAAACTTTTATATCATTGATAATAATAATGCTACTGATGATGTGTTAAATCAAGCATATAAAATGATTAGAAAAATAGTTAAAAAACCTATAAAAAATTACACAGCAAAACTGTGGATGAAAAAAGAATTAGAAAAAAAACAATCAGCATTTAATGAAAGAAACTATGCACAGGAATATGAGAGATATCATAAAAATCCAGAACAGATTGCAAGACGTTCTTCTAGAAATAAAGCACGTAGGGCTATGGGTGATAAGGTAGTAAAAGGATTAGACGTAGGACACAAAGATAACAATCCTATGAACAATGATCCAGATAATCTTAGAAACGAAGACCCAGGAGTTAATCGTAGAGAACCAAGACTTAGAGATAAGGATACCAAATGAAAACGTTTAAAGAATTATTAAAAAAAGATACAGGTAAATCACAACCTGTTGTTTTTGCATTTGGTAGATTGAATCCACCTACTATTGGACACCAAAAACTTATAGAAAGAATTATTACTATAGCAAAAAGGGTTAAAGGCTTACCTGTGCTATATGTGAGTGCAAGTCAGGATAAAGTTAAAAATCCTTTGACAGTAAAACAAAAAGTGGCATACTTAAAAAAAGTATATCCACGAGGCATAACTATACTACCAGCTATTGGAACTGAACGTACATTCATGGAAATATTGAAAAATAGATTTGATAAAAAATATACAGATGTTTATATGATTGCAGGTAGTGATAGAGTTGCTGAATTTAAAAAGCTAATTAAAAAATATAATGGTACAGATTATAACTTTGATACTGTAAATGTTGTAAGTGCAGGAGAACGAGACGCAGACGCTACTGGTGCAAAAGGTATGAGCGCTAGTAAGATGAGAGGTTTTGCTTCTGTAAACGACTTTACAAGTTTCAAACAAGGACTGATATCAGGCACCAAGGAGAAGGACGCTATGAAATTATTTAAAGACTTAAAAAAAGGTATGGGAGTAAACGAGGCAATGGCACCAGAAGATGATGAATTGAGAATGATTAGAGAAAACTATCACAATAATGAAATATTCAATATGAGTGATATGGTTGAAAATATTAATAATGGAAATGTTGGTAAAATTATCAAACGTGGACCAAACTATATTCAATACGAAATGGAAGATGGTGGTGTAGAAAAAGCATGGTTAAATGAAATCACACCAGCAAACAATATTGACAGCGAAATACAAGTTGAAGATGTTGATAAAACAAAACTAGTATTACAAAAGAATGCTAACGAATTAAAATCTTTTAAATCTTTTGAAGAAGAAATCAATTCAGCTAAAGACGCACAGAAAACAGGCGTTGAAGATGAACAAGATGAAACTGAAAAAGATGAGAAGAAAGATAAGAAAAGAAAGTTACCTATTGAAACACCAGGTCAACCAAAGATTGCTAATGTAGATAGTTGGTCACAAGGACCTGATCAAGCAGATCAAATTAAAACTATGAGAACTTTTAACATTAAGACACCAGGTCAAGTAAGAGATTATGGTAAGTTAGTTGGTGATCGTAAGTTTCAAAAATTTGAAGAGGTTGATGTAGAAGAAGGTATCAAGCCATATGTTTCTATGATGAAGAAAGATGTTCGTGGTCGTAGAGTAATGCATTATCGAGTTTTAGATAAAGATGAAAAAGAAATATTAGTAACTACTGATCAAAAGAAAGCAGAAAATTTTTTAAAGAAAAATTATAATAAACTTAAAACTGGCTCAGTAAAACCTATCAAAGAAGATACGATTGAAGAAAAAGGTCTTTGGCATAATATTCACATGAAAAGAAAGCGTGGAGAAAAAATGCGAAAGAAAGGTGAGAAGGGCGCACCTACCTCAGATCAATTAAAAAGAGCACAAGGTGAAGCAGCTCAAGATCCAGACATTAAAGATAAAGATGGTACACAACCTAAAAAATATTATTCTGGTATAAAATCTAAATCTACAAAATCAGCTAGAGACACACACTTTAAAAAAGGTACGAAGATGGATGATGATAATCCAGCAGCATATAAACCAGCACCTGGTGACGCTAGTGGAGAAACCAAACCATCTAAACATACTTTGGCATTTAAGAAAAAATTTGGTGAAGACGTAGAACAAGAAATTAAAGATATTAAATCATGGTCAGAGTTAGATGAAACAATTGAACAATACAAAGATGAGTATGGTACAGATTATAGAATTAAACTAGATCGTACTGTATCTGAAATGTTTGATGAGTTGTTATCTGAAAATGAAGGTGTAAAAAATAAAGCTACCAAATCAGGTATGCCTTATGGTATATTGATGAAAGTCTATAACAGAGGTATGGCTGCATGGAGAACAGGTCATAGACCAGGAACTACTCCACAACAATGGGGTATGGCTAGAGTTAATTCATTTGTCACTAAATCAAGTGGTACTTGGGGTAAAGCGGATTCTGATTTAGCGTCAAAGGTAAGGGGTTAACAATGGACAAGATAAAAACATTAAAACAAGTTGAAGAAATAGATTTAGTATGTGAGGGTATGATATATGAACATGAAGAAGAAGGAATCATGGAAGCAGAATACCAAGGCAAAAAAGTAACTTTAAATGACCCTAAAAGAGGTGGCACGAAAAAGTTTTATGTCTATGTAAAGAACGCAAAAGGTAATATTGTAAAGGTTTCTTTTGGTGATCCTAACATGAGTATTAATCGGGATGACCCAGGTGCGAGAAAGAGTTTCCGTGCCAGACATAATTGTGATCAGAAAAAAGATAAGACAACAGCAGGTTATTGGTCATGTTATCAATGGCGAGCTGGAGCCAAAGTTGATGATTAGTATAAATAGTACACGGAGACAAATATGAAGTATAATAAACCAATGTCACAAATACTAAATGAAATGTATTCTGAGGACGTAGACAAAGCACAAGATAAGCTAGACAAAGCCAAAAAGATTGACGCTTTAAAGCAACAGATACAAAAGATAAAAGATGAACCTACATCTGAAGCTTTAGATGATGATGATAAAGATACTGTTAAAGATATTATTAAAGGTCTTAATAAGGCAAGTGGATTGCATAAGAAACAAGCGAAACAGTTGACAAAAGATATAGAAGATGAAACTTCGCAGGTTGCAGTTGATAGACTAAAAAGAGATAAGAAAGCAGCACAGTTGAAAAAAGATATTAAAGGAATTGGTGAAGAAGTTGAAGACTTAGAAGAATTTACAGATAAACAAATCGAAAGACTAAGAAAAGAGTATCAAGATTTGAAAGGTAAAGAAACTGGTATCAATCCTGAAAAGTTTAAGAAGTTGCGTGGAATGATGAAAAGATTTCCAAAACAAAACTTATTAAAACTTGTAAAAGCAGATATACCTGTTTTAACAACGGGTGCAAAAGCAGCATTGGTTATGTATCATGGAATGAAATGGAAATCATTACCAGAAGATTTTTTACCTTATATAGAATTATTTGCTGACGATACATTATTAGAAGCAAAAAAAAGTAACTTCAAAAGTGTTGATCCTAAAGTGGTTGACAGAATAGAAAAAATGATGAACGGTAGTAGAGCAGAAAAAGATTCTATTGCTAATATGTTGAATTATCTTATGCCACCAGAAGTTGTGGACATGGTAAGATATAAATTAAAAATCGTGCCCAAAAGAGGCAAGATAAAATTTAGATAAATTTTAAGGGAGACTAAAATGACAAAAAGAACATTAGGTTGGAATCCTACTTACTTTGGAGAGCCAGAGAAGGGATCACTAGCCAGCGTGATATCAGATATCACAAATAAACAAAACGCCTTAGTTGGTAATAAACCAGAAGTGGCGTCTAGTGCGGCAGTACAAGCTGCTGAGCTAAAACAACAAGAATTAAATAAAGAGGCTGTAAGCCCAGCACAACAAGCTGCAATTGCAATTTCTAAAAGTGAAAAAGGTAAAAAGCCTAAAGATGAAGAAGGAAATGCATTTGGTAAAGCATTACAAGCTGCAAAAGACAAAGGTGAAAAAACTTTTGTTGTATCTGGTAAGAAGTTTGATGTGAAAACAAAGAACGAGATTGCCCCAGCACTAATCAAACCAATTAAGTCTAAACACAAACCAGGTCATGATGATGATGAATCAAAAGACAAAGGTGCTGTAAAAGTACATGGTGAAGATTTAAATGCTGAAATTGAAGCAGCAAAACAAGGTAAAATTAAATCTTTAGTTGACACTATCAAAAGTATGTATTATAACGAAACAAATAAAAATGACAAATCTGATGATGGTGAAGGTATGGACGCAGTTCAACCTAAAGCAGTAAAGAAAAAATTTAAAGATAGAAAAGACAAAGACATTGATAACGATGGCGATGTTGATGATAGCGATAAGTTTCTACACAAAAGAAGAAAAGCAATCAGTAAAGCAGTAGATTAATGAAATACTCCGCTTTTGCGGAGACTATTCGAGGAATAACATTAGTCCAAGAAGCAGATAGTCTCCCAACTATATACTGTGACATGGACGGTGTTCTTTGTGACTTTAAACAAGGCATAGCAAATATGTTTAAGTTAAAGTCTAAAGATCCAAGTATGCCTGGGCCTATGCAAACGGCAGGTTATTCAGATGTTGATGATTGGTCAAAGGCACCAAACACAGCACCCAAATGGCAACCTATACAAAATTATCCTATGTTCTGGCCTGCATTGACTTGGACTAGAGATGGGCAAAAACTTTGGTTCTTTATAAGAAAATTTAATCCACATATACTTTCTGCCTATACACCATACGATAAAAATAGTCGTAAGGGTAAAATGTTATGGCTGCAAAGAAATCTTAAACTAACTGATAATAGTAGAATACATTTGGTGCGT